CTTCAAATGTGCCAGATGAGTCAGCGTCGTAGTGGACGCCCTCCCTTAGGATCAGGTCTAGTTCTTCCGAGGCCTTGTCCTTGTAGTAATTCATTTTGTTTTGGAAGGAATCTCCGTCTGGATCAAATGTAGACAATCTTGGATATATGTAATCTCCCAGCACCTTGTAGCAGGCCAATCTAACGAACTGTGCATTGTTCAATTTGCTCGCAGTCAGTTTGGATGCTGTGTTGGAAGCTATCGTTATATTTCCATCAGAAATGTTGGCTGTGGGCCACCATTTTATATTCAGTAGTCTGATTATGTCTTCGTATGTTTTTGAGTGTAGGTCTGAAAAATCCTGTATTCCATACTTGTGGATGTCAGGTTCGTATTCTTTCAGGTTCGTGTCTGTTGCGAATGTCGCCATTGTTAAAGTCCTTCTTTAAATTATTCCAAGAGGTCCTTCCTCTTGCAATTACAATTATTTATTGGATTATGGACTGTGTGCCGTGCTTTGGTGCCGTCCACTCCCAACAATCCACATAGTCAAGGACGGCATCTTTACTTAAAAAAAAAGCCCCATATTGCTACAGGGCTTTTCTAGTATGAGCAAGGATTTCTCCTTAGTCGTTAAAACTACTCAATTGTTGAGTCGAATGATCCTCTGATACCTGCACCATCGTATAACTCACCAGTGGCGTAGATCGCTGAACCAACGATGTCAAAACCTCTTAAAGTCGCTTCTCTCTGAGATTCGATTTTAATGTCTTGCATAGTTGCCAATGCGATTGCATCTCTGTGGAAGATTCCACAACCGTAGTCACCAGCAGTTGAACCATCTGCTAGGTTCACTAGAGATGATTGGTATACTGGAACTCCACCTAATGTTCCCATTAGGCCATTTGCTAACGCACTGTTACCAACTTGTCCAGCCGGAGCCGCGAAAGTTGAAGTAAGAGTTGACGCAACGTCAAACGCGATGTTCGGATGTAGCACGATCGCACAATCGTTTGATGTGTCGTATCCGTTCGATCTTAGTTTTGCTATTGCTTCAAAAAGTTTAGCCGCAGTAGCAGTTCCTGATAGACCTTCGCCAACGCCGCCAACAACACCTGAGAAAGTGTTGAAAGATGCCATCATGTCAGTGTCCATTTTTCTCGCAATCGCTTCACCGAATAATTTTCCGATGTCAGCAACAACATTAGATGCTGATGCCATGATTGAAAGATCTGAAACAGTTGCTCTTAAACCAACTTCTGATACCGTTAAGGTAACGCCGTCAGTTGAGATTGCTGTTGCAGTTGGAGCCGTAGCTTCTGTCATAGCCGCCGCTGTTTGGTTAGGGTAGATTGGAACAGTGATTGTTTTACCTTGTCCCGCAGGTATTGTGTAGTTCTTTACTAGACCTTTCATTAAAGATTTTTCAGACGCTACGAATAATGCCTCAGCCGTTATAGCCGGTAAAAGGTCATTAAGTGTTGTAGTGTTAGTTAGAGCCATTGTATGGTTCTCCTAGTTGTTGTGTTAATATTAGACTAGGCCGGACTTCTTACGATAGTCAGCATAGACTTTCCTATGTTCTGGATTGTTCATGTCCAGTTTAGTGATATCAACTTTCCCGTCTAGGTCAGCACTCTTGGTGTTTGATGTAGATCCAGCCCCTGGCATTCCTGGTTGCTGGAAGTGTGGATTTGATTTTAGAAATTCTGAAACTAATCCATCAACCGACAAAGGTTCACCCGTGTCACTGTATCTAGTCTGTCCAGTCTTTGAATCAATGATCTCGACCTGCCCTGCCTCGTCCATCTTTATCTGCTCTCTCACAAGTCTAACGACTTGGTCGGGATTAATGGCTTTCAATGTTGACGCCGCATTTAACAATGCCCCATCTACCTTGATCTTGGTCAGTTCACTTGTCAAACCTTGAATCTTATCTGCCGCTTTCGCCTGCTGATCTTTAAGAATCTGTTCAAACTCACCTTTCTTCTTCTGGATTTCTATTTTAGATTGCTCTTCTTTTTCAGCCAGTGTCCGATAGTGCTCAACATCTACACCTTCAAACTTCCTAGAGACCCTTGCTTCTTCCTTCTTACGAATTTGAGCCGCAATAGCATCAAGTTGTTCTTGGGTATATGTCTTAGGTGTTGATACCTCTTCCTGAGATGGATTATTTTTAGTGACTTCTGTTGGAGCCTCAGTAGCTTCAACTTTAGTGTCATTCAATGATTGTTCTTGACTCATCGTGTCTTACTCCTTTTTTTGTTCGCTCAAGGGTTGGATTACCCCCGTATGAATATATTTACCTGTCGTCCTGCCGTCTTTGTAGATAAAAGGATTTACGATGTCCTTGCCCTCATTCTGTGATGGTGCATACAGTGACAGCAGTTCAAGTCCCCTCTCGTGTGCCACCCTCTTCAACAGCACCAGTGCCTTCCTGGCCCGGATGGCGTGTCGCATGGATGGGTTGGCCATCAGCTTGTCGTAGTGGGTGAAATAGTCCAGACACAGCTTCTTGAATTGATCGTGCTTGGCACTCTCAACTGGCTGTCTGTATAATCTCCTCTTGACCATTCTATTTGTAGATGAATGGATCTCTCTTCTTTAGATCCTCTAACCTCTTCTTGTATGCTTTCTTGTCCTTGGGACAATTACAGTGTTCACATCTACAGCTGTCGCATTTGTCCTTGCAGTGTGATGTGTGTCCGCAACTGCAATTACCTTTGTTGGCTCCAAACACCCAGTCTGTGAATCTGTCAATGGTGCCAAAGAAGTTTGATAAAAAATTATCCATTATTCGTATAAGACCTCGTCCTTCCAACCTAGGTTGTATTGCTTGTTGTCCCAATGGTTGAGCTCTTGATCAGCCAGTGTCTTGAATCCGTGTTCCCTGTCTAGGTATTTGTAGTCCAACTTCTCGATGTCAAACTGTGCCAACCACATGAACACGTCCTTGATCTTGAAATTCTTGCAACTGTAGACATCCAACTGTATCAGATTCAATTCAGTCCATGAATGGAAAGTTATTGAACTGGTTGTTATGATTGCCGTTGAACTCCATCCAATGTTGCCCGGTTCCACGCAGTATGCCGAGTGCGGTCCTGACATGATCTCCATGTCTATGTGTTTGACGAGGTTGCTGATCTCTGCGTTCAACCTGTCGCTTGAATAACTGTAAAGCGGAGGTGAGTTGACCTCAGCCCTTACCAATAAGTGTTTGTGGACTAATTTTGGATTCATTTTTTTTATTTCCTTTCCTTGCTTTATTTAATGTCTCGAGATCTTGCTGTATCAAAATAGGTGCCGGTGCTGAATGACCCTTGTATTGTGGATGTGAATACAACCACTCCTCGTTTGGTCTGTCCTCATTCAATCCGTAGTGTATCTTGCACAACACCCTACCACTTGCGTTTGGATGTAGCCACATCCTGGCCACGTAATCACCCAGTGGTGTGATCTTGCTTGGACCACGCCATCTTTGGATGTCTATCTTCTGTTTGGCCCAGTATGCCTTGCTCCAAGGACACACTCCTGTGATTGAAGCAAAGTATTCTGTCCAATTAACCTCTTCTTCCATAGATGTTCTTAGGTTTGAAGGTCTTGTTCTTGTTCTTCTTGCTCATCCGACTTTTGCTCGGACTTGCTTTCTTACCGCCTCTTTTTCCTGGCATAACTGTCTCCTTTATAGTTGCCCACCATCCGCCCAAGCCCTTAAAAAGGGCCTTCGCCTTACACGCACAACTTCTTTTCATCCGTCGTGACATCGTATCAAGCATTCGCTCAATATTGTAAATCTTAACTTTAAGACTTCTATAATTCTTGTGGTGGTGTTTGTGTTTGATCATTGCTAAAAAATTGTTCCATCTCTGGATGTAGTTGTTTAATCTGTTCATCCGTGTAACCTTCTTCTACCATTGATCTCATGTGCTTGACTAGGTCTTCCACACCAATGATTGGTGGGTGTTGCATGTCGGTGTTCAGAGGTTCTGGTGTCTGCATCTCTATCAGCTCGTCTTCGTCTTTAGCAATTACTTCTTTGATCTTGTTTTTTACTATCATCTGTGTCTCTGGATCAGTGTCCGTCATGTTCTTGACTGTCTCTGAAACTTTCTTCAATATGTCCATGTCCATGTTCTTGTCCCTTACATTGAAACTCACGGGATACTTGATGGATCCTGTCCATACCTGTCCTTGCCATTTCGCAAAGTTCCTCCAGATTGATTCTTCAGCAACCTCTAGGTTCTTGGCTTTCTCTGACAGCCTAGCATCCAATGTCGTGTATTCCGTCTGCATCGCTATGCCACTCATCTGTCTAGTCTCTATGGCCCTGATGCTTCCAAGCATCGCCATTCTGTCTATGGACTTCACTGTCTCCCTCATGGTGCTCAGGATGGCCTCTAGGTTCTGTCCTGATGGTTGCAACATATAAGGTTTTAAATTTGGATCAAGTTCGTTTGGCATGGTGATTATGGCACCCGCACCCGCACTTGCTTCTGTCTCTGGAGTCTTGACCAATGTTGGGTGATTGGTAAGTCTTATCAACTGTTCAACTTCAGCACTCATGTTGAATAATGAAAGTTGTTGTTCCGCTATGGATTCAATGTCTCCTGAACCTATGCCCCTGATTGGTGTCCTGTGTGAATAAACCCAAGTGGCTGGGATGATGCCCAACGGATTTGGTTTCACTGATACCGTCTCCCTGGTGCCATCGATGGAACCTTCTATTGTGTCCAGTGTGATCGTGTCGTTGGTCCAAGTCCTGACGTAATATTTGGTTGAGTTCGCAACTGTTCTCTCTTCCTGTTCAAGGAACCTAACAAATTGCAATCTGTAATGTCCAGA